TGCGGACCGGTCGGCCCTTCCGGGCCTTGCGGGCCGGTCGGTCCTTCCGGTCCTTCCGGGCCCTGGATGCCTTGCAGCCCCTGATCACCCTGCGGACCGGTCGGCCCTTCCGGGCCTTGCGGACCGGTCGGCCCTTCCGGGCCTTGCGGACCGGTCGGCCCTTCCGGGCCTTGGATGCCCTGAATGCCTTGCTCGCCCTGCGGGCCGGGATCACCTTGCGGACCGGTCGGTCCTTCCGGTCCTTCCGGGCCCTGGATGCCTTGCAGCCCCTGATCACCCTGCGGACCGGTCGGCCCTTCCGGGCCTTGCGGGCCGGTCGGTCCTTCCGGTCCTTCCGGGCCCTGGATGCCTTGCAGCCCCTGATCACCCTGCGGACCGGTCGGCCCTTCCGGGCCTTGCGGGCCGGTCGGTCCTTCCGGTCCTTCCGGGCCCTGGATGCCTTGCAGCCCCTGATCACCCTGCGGACCGGTCGGCCCTTCCGGGCCTTGCGGGCCGGTCGGCCCTTCCGGGCCTTGCGGGCCGGTCGGCCCTTCCGGGCCTTGCGGACCGGTCGGCCCTTCCGGGCCTTGCGGACCGGTCGGCCCTTCCGGGCCTTGGATGCCCTGAATGCCCTGCGGACCTTCCGGTCCGGTCAGCCCTTGCTCGCCTTGCGGGCCCGGGTCACCCTGCGGGCCCTGGACGCCCTGTTCGCCTTGCGGACCCTGCGGACCCTGCGGCCCCGGCGGGCCGGTGATCACCTGCACCGGTGTTTCGATGTCCGCCGCCAGCAGATCCACCAACTCGTACTCGGACAGCGCGTCGGGTACGACGATCGTGTGCCGGTACGGTCCATGTGTCCACCCGCCGTCGGCCGGCGATTCCAGCACCTCGTAGTAGGTGTTCTCCGGCACGATGTCCACGTTCGGGATCAGCGCCGTCTGCCAGTCCCCGGACGCGTCCGCCCGGATCTCGCGGAACCCGATCACCGTCGCGTCGTCGATGTAGCCGGCGGTGGCGACGTCGACCCCGGCGACCAGCCGGATCTGCACCCGCGCGCCCGGCACCGGCCTGCCGGCCGGGTCCACCACCGTGTTACGAACGACCGGCACCGTTCACCCCCTCACCACCGGGTGGAAGGCGGGCCGGCGTTCTCTCACCCCGGGAGAGCACCGGCCCGCCGTCTGTCACGACGTCTCGGCGACGCCGTACTTCTGTTGCAGCTCCGCCACGGTCAGCTGCCCCAACTCGTCGTCGGTGTGCCAGCGGTCGCCGTCGCGGTTGGCTTCGACGGCCTTAGCGAACGCCACCCACACCGCCTTCGGGGCGTTCTTCCCGGGCGGTTCGATCACCGGCCCGTCGCCGTCGTCGTCGTCGTTCCCCTTGGCGGCGCTCTGCCGGTCCGATTCGACGTCGGCGGTCTCGCCGGTGCGTGACGGGTCACGCAGCAGCCCGGCCTGCGCCAGCGCCGAGTCCCGCACCGCCTTCGCGCGGTGCTCCTCGCGGGTCAGCGGCGACCTCACCTGCGGCCGGGACATGACCCCGGTCGCGTTGATCGGCGGCGGCGCTTGCACGTCGACCCCGGACGGAGCCCCGGTCAGGAACCAGTTCGGTCGGGCTTCGAGGTCCGGCCGCCGTACGGGTGTGGTGAACGGCCGCGTCGGGTTGTTGATGTTGATGTAGGTGTAGGACACGGGTCGGCTCCTTACCGCACGTCGGCGTCGATCACCAGATCGACCTGAATCGTCAGTGAGGTCGGAGACCCGGCCGCCGACACGATCTCGCCGTACAGGGTGTCTCCTGCCGCCATCCGGACCTGGTCCTCGTCGAGAACCCCCGCCATCCAGTCGGTGCCGGTCAGCGACAGGTCCGGAGACAGAACGTCGTCCGCCCCCACCTTGGCGTTGACGACCGCCCCCGACCCGCCGGTGCGGATCGCCCGCACCGCGAGGATCTTGCACGCGTACGGGGCCCGCCACATGATGTGCGACGACGTCGCCGGGGACGCGACGGTCACCTGCTTGGAGAAGTACCGGTGCTTGTTCAACATGGCTGCTCTCCTTACGGGACCAGGTCGCCGTGGATCAGCACGGCCCGGTCAGCGTCGATCGTCTTGGTGCCGTACAGGGTGTCGATCGACAGGACGTCAGACTTCTGGTCCATGTCGTAGTCGATGACGACGCGCAGCGCGAAGCCCCGGTAGGACTGGATCGCGGCCTGCGTCGCACCCCGGGGCAGGTCCAGCGTGCGGGACACCAGCGTGAACGCGGTCCGGTGGAAGCCCAGCCCGACCTCCGTGGACGGGTTGCCCGTCGTCGCAGCCGGCTTCTTGATCGAGTTCGTGCGGTAGGCGTCGAACCCGAACAGCCGGTTACCGAGGGACGCCTCCCGCAGGCCGGTCGTGTCGCCCCGGGCGTCGGCCCGGTTCAGCAGGTCGTCCTTGAGCCATTCCGCGCCGGTACGCGGGCCGACGACGAGCCGCCGCTGCGACATCGGTACCGCCGCCTCGGTCAGCGTCGCGTCCGCGTCGATGGCGACACGCGGGTCGGACCACGTCTCCGACCCGGAGGCGGTGGTGCCGATGACCGCGGTGACGTCGTCGCGCAGCAACAGCAGATCCCGTTCGATCTTCTGCGCGATGGCTTCCATCGCCGGGTTGAGCACCGTCTCGTTGAACGTGGACAGCTCCAACGTCAGCTGCTCGGTGGTGATGGCCACCGAAACGTCGGCGAAGTGGTTGAGCACCACCGGGAACTTTGTCTCGGTGATGTCCTGCACGAGGATGCCGTCCTGGCGGTTGTACTCGTGCGCCTCGAAGATCGGTGGCCGCTTCACCATGACGGTGTCGCCTTGCTTGCCGGAGAAGTCCGGGTCGTAGTCCCGGTGCACCAGCTGCGCCATGATCGTCTGGTCGTACAGGTTGGCCAGAGCCTGCCGTGCGATGGTCTCTGGCGTGATGAACGTGTTCGGCATAGGGTCTCTCCCGGCCTGTTAGGACGCCAACCACTCGCGCCGCTTTTTCAGCAGCTCGTCGACGTCCATCTCGTTGACGTTGCGCTCGCCAGCAGGCCCGCCGCTGAACTCGCCTCCTGATGGGGCTTGCTGCGCGGCCCGCGCGGCAGCCAGCCGGAATTTGGCGGGGTTGGACTCCACCGCCGTCTTGATCAGTTCGGACAGTTGTCCGGGGAACTCTTCGGCGTCCGGGTCCAGCCCGGTGATCCGGCCGAAGAAGTCCCGCGAGTCGAGTAACTCGCGGGTGTCGGCGTCGTGAGCGGAGCCCGTCCGCCATGCCGCCAGTTCGACCCTCGCCGCCCGCAGCTTCGACGCCAGGTCTTCACCGTTGCGGGTCAGGTCGGCGATCTGCGCCGTCATCTGCTCCGGCGTCAGCGGCTTCTCCTCGTCCTCGGCCAGTCCGAGGACCTTCGCGAAGCCGTCGAGGAACCCGGCCAGCCGTTCGTTGATTTCTTTCGCTTCGGTGGCCGCGGTCTTGGCTTTGATCCGGTGGTCGCCGGCTTCCTTGGCGAGGTCTTTGATGCGTTTCTGCGCCCATGGGGGGAGGTCTTCGACGCGTTCCGCCGTACCGCCGGTTTCCCCGCTGGCCGGCGGGTCGTCCCCGCCGCCGCCCGACCCCGCTGGCGGTGCCGGCGGTGCCGGCGATGGCTGCGGGGTCGGCGCAGGCGGTGCCGGCGGGACGGGAGGCGGCGGCGTCGGGGGAACACCCCCGCCGCCTTCACTGCCAGCTGACGGTGCACCACCGTCCCCGCCGCCCGACCCGCCATCGCCGCCACCAGCCGCGCCACCACTGCCTTCGCCGCTGCCACCCGCGACGAGCCGGATCGGCCGACCTCGCCGGTCCCAGCCGATGATGTTGCCGCCCCGCTGGTGGACGGTGCCGGTCGGTGAGATCACCACGCCCGGTGGTGTCTGCCTCGTCATGCGCTTCGCCCTCCCGGGGCACACAGAAGACCCAGACGGTGCGCCGTCTGGGTCTGCGATCAAATGAACTGGCGGGGTTACACCCCGACCGGGTCGTCCCGCCGCGCCGGACCCGCTTCCCAGCCCGCGCCCGGCGACTCCCGATGCCGCAGCCGGTCAAGCCCCGCCCCGGCCAGGTGCCGTTCCATCTCGGCGTCCCACGCCGCCACCCGGGCCGCCGCGTCCCGTGCGGCCTCCCTGGTCAACGCGCCCGCTTCCCGGGCACGCCACCGCCGCAGGTGCCGCTCGATCTCCCGCTGACGCTGCCGGGCCTCCCAGCCCGCCGGGTCGGGAATCCCCGCCCGGAGCCGGGTCACCCCCGGCACGAACGGCCACAGGTCGTGCCTGCACTGCGGATGGTGCAGCCCGGCGGCTCGGGCCTGCTCCAACGTCGCCTTGACCCGCACCGGCACCAGCCGGCCCGGCGCGCGAGGCGACGACACCTCCACATCGACCGCCTGACCCCACAACGCCAGCACGCGATGCTCAAACGGCCGGCACAGGGGGCACTCGCCGGGCCGGTCCGTCACCCACACGAACCGGTTCCCGGCCAGCACGCACCGGTCGACGACCGCCTGAGCGACCGCCCGGGTCACCGCCGTACGAACCGCCATCTCCACCCAGGTGTGCAGCCGCCACCGCCGCCCAGCCCGATCCGTCAGCCCGGTCACACCCTGGTCGACCAGTGCCTGCCACGCAGACTGCGCCGCGTACCGCAGCGGCATCCCCGCCGCGAGGTGCCGGGCCACCGCCCCGGCGACCGCCCGCCGGTACACGTCCTCCGCGCGGGGCAGGATCGCGGCCTGAACGGGCCGCAACTCGCCGACCAGCGCGTCCGCGACGACCCTGACCGCCGCGCCGTGCCGGGCGTCCGGGGCACGCGACGGCATCCCCGCGTCGCGCAGCGCCACCACCGCCTGGTCGTCGCCGTTACGCCACGCCACCGCGACCGCGTGCCGGGCCGCCGCGTCACCATCGGTCGCGAGCTGACGCACCAGCGCCGACGTGTCCCTCCGCAGCCGCGACACCTCACCCAGCCGGCCACGCGCCCACGCCTGCGGATCCCGGTCGCCACCAGACAGCCCACGAGCCAGCCGGCGGCCGATCAGCCTGACCAGGCTGATCTCAGCTTCGGCGTACAGCCACGCGGCAGCGGAGGGGAGATCCTCCACCGACCGCGCGGTGGGTGCGGTCACAGCGGAAGAGTGAGCGCTACCCAGGCGTTGCGGTACTGCTCGCCAGGCATCGGCAGTTCGGCGACCTGCGCGCCGGTCGGCTTGACCACCCACTGGTTGTGCCGCACCTGCACATTCGCGCCCAGCTGCGGATGCCAGAAGATGGCCAGCTCCCCGGGATACATGTCGTTGCCGGCCGACCAGCCCGCCCAGGTCGCGAAGTCGCGGTAGTCCTGCATGGTTTCGCCGGTCCACTGCCGGGCCTCGCCGGTCGGCAGCTTCGCCACAACCCGCACGGGATCACTCAACGCCATGATCATTCCCCTTGTCGTAGCGCGGCCTGGAGCCGCTCGTCGTCGATCGGCGCGGCCGGCTGCGGCCACCCGTACCGGTCCCGGTGCCGGGCCACCCAGGCGGCGATCAACGCGGCGGCTTCGTCCGGCCAGCTGCCGGACCGGGCCGACGCGGCGTCCATCCGCGCCTGCGACCCGTAGATCCGGTTCCGGTTCGGAAACTCGGTGGGGATCGCCCGGCCGCCTCTCGGCGTCGACCAGTGCACCCACCACGACACGTCACCCGCCCACCGTTGCCGGGGCCGGCGGGCCTCGTAGCGTTCCAGCGTCAGCTCGACCGGGTAGTCCCCGTCCGGTAGCCGCACGACCGCGCCGGCTTTCGCGACCTCCGTGACCTGGTTCTTCCGCGCGCCGAACAGCAGGTCCATCGGGGCAACCGGGCGGCTGCCGTCACGTGCCCGCTGCCCACGGGTGAGTTCACGGCGCGGCTTCTGCCATCCGTCGCGGGGCATCCACAGCTGCCACCGCAGCCGGCCGCCGCCGACGGACACGGACACCGTCCGCGACTGGTAGGTGTTGTCCCAGTCCGGGTTGAGCCAGCGCACCACACCCTTGCCGATTTCCTCGGTGTGCAGGTGCAGCGACCCGAGTCGGCCGAGGGAGACGTGGCAGGCGAGGTCGTGTTCCGACCCCCCGTGACCGACCTTGATCGACGCGCCGACGTTCAGTGCGCTGCGCGGCAGCACCACCAGCTGTCCGCCGAGCACCCCGCGTTGCCAGCGCGGCCACGGGCCGGGCAGGTAGTGGCGGGGCAGCGACTTCAACGCGGCGAACCGCGCACGCGGCTTGCTCGCGTCCGGTAGCGCGTCGGCGGGCATGAAGTCACCCGGGTAGGGCAGGCCGATCGCCGGGTAGTGATCCGGGTCGAGGCTGCCCTGCGGAGACGGCCGGACACCGCACCGGCCGCACACCACCCAACGCGCGGCCCTTTCGCCCAGCCGGGTTGGCCCCGTCCCGTCGACCAGCGGCACATGCCCGGCCAACGCGCACCGTACGGTCAGCCGGGGGACACCGTTCAGCCAGAACCCGACGTTGACCTTCGACCGGCTTTCGCTTGAACGCTGCCGGTAGTCGACGTGGTACGTCCAGATCCGCCAGTCGGGGTCAGCTTTCCGCAACAAGTTGTTGATCAACGGGTGACGCCTTTCGCTCACGGGGAAACGACAGGGGCGTCTGCGCCAGCCGGCCCGCCGCCGTACGGCAGTGCCTCTCGACGACCTCGACGCCGACAGCCCGGATGCCGAGGTTGCGGGCCGAGACCAGCACCGACCCGGAGCCGGCGAACGGGTCCACGACCAGCTCCGGCCACACCGGCAGAGACCCGGCCACCATCGAGATCAGGTCTTCGAGCATGTCGACCGGTTTGGCGTGCGGGTGCTGGTATCGGGTGACCGGCCCCGACGCCCCGGCGAGGATGTGCGACCGGGTGCCGAACACGCTGCCCCGCCCGCCCGCGATACCAGTGGGCCACCGCCCGACCAGGTAGATCGCCTCAACGTCGCGGCGGACCCCGGCGGTCGCGCCGCGCGCCCCAGCGTCGGGCGGCTTGGCGTACACGCACACCTGCCGGGTGCCGGCCGGCGGCGGCAGCATCAGGTCACCGAACACCACGGCGGGACGGTCACCCCATGCGGCGAGGGCCCGGTCCCGGGTGTCGGTCGAGGAGTCGCCGGCGATCCCCACGGCCCCGTCCGACCTCGACCTCTTCTTCCGCAGGACACCTTGCCGCCAGTTGCGGCCGTACGGCGGGTCGGTGACCAGCAGCACCGCCGCGCCGGGCCGGGCCCACACGTCGACCAGGTCGAAGCAGTCGCCGTGGTGGACGACGGACTGCCCGTCGTCGTAGACGACCGTCACCCGTCGCCGGCCGGCGGCCGGTTCCCGGATGCCGGCCGACTCCCGGCCGGCGGCTTGTTCCCGCCTCCGTCGTCGCCGGGACGCTGCCCGGCCGCGGTCTTCCCGCCGGGCTCGTCGACCTCGACAGGCATGTCCGCTTTCTTGTCCTCGCGGATGCGGTCGACCTCTTCGAGGATCTCCCACTCTTCCCAGTCCGGGTTGGTCCGCTTGACCCGCTGGTAGAGGCTGATCGCCTCCGCGACGTGCAGCATGCCGAGCACGCGGGCATCGGTTTCGGCGTCGTCGGCGACACCGTCGGGGAACTGCGCCGACACCCGCAGCCCGGGGTCGGTCAGCAGCTTCCCACCGAAGTGCCGGTCGTAGATCTCCAACCAGGTGACGGCGAGCCTGGACAGCGCCGGCCTCGCATAGTTGATCTTCCGCCGTCGGGTGGCGAACGACCGCTTTTCCCGCCGGATCACCTCGGTGGCGGTCGCCTCCACCCCGTCGCCGCCCTCACCGAACGACTGCACGCTGTAGCCGGCGGCCCGCACCGTCGCAGCGGTCAACGCCTCACAGGTGGCCTGGTGCTCGGCGACCCGGATCGTGAACTGGACGTTGTGGATGTCCATGCCGCCGTCGGCGCGGGGCAGCGCCTCCAGCTGCTCGTACACCTCCTGCTCGGGGTCGAAGATCGCCCCCTTGCCCCGGCCCCGGTTCCGCAGGTACGCGGCGGGCACGATCAGCCGCGCCTTGCCGTGCCGCAGGTCCCGCATCCACGACGTCCACGCCTCGTCGAGCGCGTCCAACCCCTGGTCAACGCCGCCGTCGTAGTCGGAGCCGCCGAGCGGCGACCCCGGCAGGCTAAGGTTCGGCCGCATGTTCGGCAGGTACTCGACGGCCAGCCGGCGGGCCCCGGTGACGATCGTCCCGAAAGCGTCGGTCGCCGGTGCGTGTACGGCCGTTTCCGGGTGCTTGGTCAGCTGCTGCCGCTCACCAAGGTTGCCGTCTTCCCCCCGGTACAGCCCGTGGATGATCACCCCGAACGGGTTGCCGCCGGTCAGGCTGCCCCGGGTCTCGTGCCGTTCCAGATGCCACCAGGTGCTGCCGGTCTTGTCTCCGGCGAGGGCGGGCAGCTTCCGCCAGAACGTCACCGCCGCCAGGTAGCCGGACCGCCACTCCGGCACCGCCCGGTCGGGCAGGATCGGCGTCACGATCGGATGGTCGGCGACGACCTTGTCCCACGTGATCCGCAGGTACACGCCGCCGTACGCCGCCGCGACCTCGGCCGCTTCCAGCAGCTGCGCGTGCAACCCGGCTTCTTGCATCGCCCACTTCAGCCGCCGCTGCGCCGGGTGCGGCTGCTTCAGCACATCCGACCTGGTGGGGTCCTTACGTCGCGGCGTCTCGTCGTGGTCGGATGCGACGACCAGTTCCGGCGCTTCGCCCATCAGCAGGTTCGCCGACGTGGCCGCGATGTCGTGCGCCAGCGGAATGTGCAGCCGGGCCTGCCTGAGCGCGTTGGGCTGCTCCGGGTTGCCCCAGAAGAACCGGGCCCGGAACCGGGACAGCAGACCCCGCTCCGGTACCGGCTTCGGGTCCACGGTGGCGATCGCGTTGTTGTAGACGATCGCCAGCTCCGAGGTGTCGCCCCGGTACCAGGCCGACCAGCGCCGGTAGCACTCCCGTGGATCCTCGGTCGACGTGGGCGGCCAGTCGGACCGGTCGGGTGGCAGCGGCACCGGTCAGCCCCGCCGCTTCTCGTGGCCCGGCTTGTGGCCGGTCGCGGTCAGGTGCAGCCGGTAGCACCAGCCGCCGATCATCCGCTGCGGCATCTTGCCCCGGTAGAACCTCATACAGCGGGTCATGTCGTGGTCGGTGCCCCACCGGAAGTGCCGGGCTGCTTCGGGGGAGAGCGCCCACGCCCGTAGCCGCTCGACGGCGGCCTTCTGCTGCGGCGTCTTCGCCACCATGGACGCTCCCTCCCCTCCGGTCGCTAGTTCAGTTGGGCGCGTTTCGACCCGGGCACCTGCGGCTGGGTCGGTTTCCCACCGTCGGTGCCGGTGGGCGGCAGGATCGTGCTGGGCCGGTCGGCGAGCGCCGTCACCAGCTGCCGGTAGCCGTCGGCGATCTCCACCAGCGCGGCGATCCGCCGGGCGGCCTGGCACGGCACCCCCGGGTCGTCGCCGGCCGGGACGATCACCTCGTCGACCAGCTCTTGGGCGTCGGCTAGGGCGTTGTGGGCGGCCAGCGCCGCCCCGTACGCCAACTCAGCCGCTGACGGCTCCTGCGGGGTGTCTTCTTCATCGGCCACGTCGGGCCCTCCTCATTTCTCGGGGCGAAAGAACCTGGTCAGGCGGCCAGGTCGAACAGCGGCTCCCGCAGCCGGCCGGACCAGACGGCCGCGGTCGTGCGGGCGACGTAGCGGACGGCGTCCAACGCGTGGTCGTTGACCGGCAGCGGCGCGTCCTCGCCCTTCTCCGCTTTGTCCGCGTCCCAGCTGTAGCCGGGAATCTCGTCGATGAACCCCTGGCAGGACTTGTGGACCCGGAACCGGTCGGTGGCGATCAGCGACCCCAGCTGCCGGATGCCGGGCATCACCGCGTTGTCCGCCAGTACGGACTGGATGCCGTAGCCGAGCAACGCGGTCCGCATCGACGCCGCCGACGGGTCCATGACGACCCAGCCCGGTTCGACGCCACGCTGCCCGCCGGGCAGGGGGATGCTCAGCAGCCACCGTTTGACCTGTTCGGCGTACTCGGCGTCGGACAGCTCCCGCCGTTTCACCTTCGAGTCGTAGTACCACTCGCCGGCCAGGTAGAGACGTCCGTCGCCGCCCAGGGCGAGGAGTTCGGCCGCGAACGGGTTGACGGTGCCGTAGTCGATACCGACGCCGATCCAGTCGCTGATCGGCGGCAACTCGTCAACGACGTGCCGGTCCGGGTTCCACGCGGAGTAGACCGCGCCTTCGGCGAGGCACCAGCGGCCGAGGATGAACCGGTCGTAGAACAGGCCGGTGTACTCGGCTTTCAGTGACTGCACGTAGGACGGGGTCAGCGACGGGTTGTCATCCAGGGTGAAGTGCCACTGCCGCATGTTCAGCTGCCGGTTGAGCATGAACCGGCGGCGCAGCCAGTGCATCGGCCCGTCGGGGTTGGTGGTGGCCAGCAGCTTCGCCCCGGGCACCCGCAGCCGGGACAGGCACATCGTGAAGAACGACTCCGGGATCAGCGTCGCCTCGTCGATGTAGATCAGGGCGGCGGTCGCACCCCGGATGCGGCCTTCGGCGAGGACGTCGTTAGCGCCGACCAGGTAGACGGTGCGGCCGAACACCTTCGCCCGGTTCGCGCCCTGCGTGTAGGTGATGAACCGCGACACCGGCCCGAACGGTCCGAACGGCTGCGTCAGCGGCTCCATGATGTTCCGGCCGACCGTGTCCAGGGTGCGGCCGACGATGAACACCAGCCCGTTCTCCGGGGCGCGGGCGACGGCGAACAGGAACGCCATCAGCGAGGCGATGGTTTTCCCGGACGACACGGCACCGGACCACAGGTTGATCCGGGCGTTGCACTCCATGATCGACCGGATTTGTTTGCGGGACATGACCCGGCACACCGCGTCCAGGTTGAACGGGGGGTCAGCCACCGCCGCCCCCGAGACCATCACCGGCGGTGGCTTCCCCGCTGGCCGGGCGGTCTGCCCCCGTGGCACCGGCCGCGTCCTCTGCGACGATCTGGTAGTAGGCCAGCTGCATCGCGCCAAACAGGTCGTTCATCATCGTCTTCGCGCCGGCCGCGCCGCCGTCGGCGTCGACCTTCTCCAGGTCGACCGCCTTGGTCAGCGCCGACGTGACGAACCCCATCGCCGACTGCTGGTCCCGGATCGGCGGCAGCTTCGTCGTCACGAACTCCGGCCCGGCGGGGCCGGTGATGACCTGCGTGTACGGCGACCACATGCGTTCCCGCATCGCCTGCGCGTCGCTGTACAGGTCCTCGATGAGCCGACGCCGGGCCTGCCGGGCGTCGAACTCGGCCGCCGCCGTCGCCGCCTCCGTGTGGGTGCGGTCGAACGCGTCGACCAGGCCGGCGTCACGGGCCAGTTTCGTCACCGTCGACGCCGACACCCCGTGTTTGCGGGCGATGGCGTTACGGGACATGCCGCCGGCTCGTACGTCGGCGAGGATCTGTTCACGTACCTGTTCGGGGATCGGCTTCGGCACGCTCGACCCCCCCGACGGTGCAGGGCCGGCGCTACCGTCGCCGTGGCGACCCGATGCCCGACCGGGACGATCCGCGACGCCCGGCCGCGGCCTTACTCAATGGGTGTGGTTACTGCTCGACCAAGTGCGGGATGCCGCCGTCACGGCGGCCCGGCGCGGGTCGTTGCGGCCGGTCGGCGGGGGTGAGCCCGAACTTCGCCGACCAGCGGGCCACGGACGCCTCCTGCGCGTTCCGTACCCGCAACGCCGGGTTCTCCACGACCCTGCCGCCGTCGGTGATGATCAGCCCCGCCGACGTCAGGAACTCGTCCGCCTGTTGGTAGGCGACCAGCGCGTTGCACAACATCACGAACGCCGGCACGTCGGCCGGTGTCAGCGGCTCCGGCAGCACGGGCAGCAGCCGGTCCCACTGTTCGCGGGCCGCGTCGGACAGGTCGCCGGGTGGTTCCACCTCGGCGGGCGGGTCGGGGACGGCGGGCTCGGCCTGTGGGATCGAGCCGCCGTCCCCGACGATCCGGAGCCGACGCGTGCTGACGCTCACTCGCCTACGAGTTGGCGGTGGACGACCGCGCGACGGCCTGCGCCCGGCGGCGGCGGGCGGTACGCGGGGACAGACCCTGCCGGATCGCCCGCTGGTACGCCCGGGTGCCCTGCGCCCGGTCGACGGGACGCGCGGCGGCGGTTGCCCGGCCGGCGGCCCGCGAAGCGGCGGACCGGTTGGCCCGCGAACGACGGTTCATGGCGTGCTCCTTCCTCAGATGGTGACTCCCAGCCGCTCGGCGGCCGTGTGGCCGTCGAGGTACTTGTCGCCGTGCTCCCACAACCCGGCGCGGGACAGGAACTCGTCTTTGTCGGCGCGGGTGCAGAACACCAGCACCGCGTAGTGCGGGCTGCCGGCGTGGTCTTCGACCGGGGCGTCTGGCGGCTGGTCGACGCCGTCGAACAGCCGCATCAGGTGGGCCGATTCGGCGTACGAGTCACCTTCGAGGTCGCCGGGGTAGTCGATGTCATCGAACAGCGACGGTTCGTCGCCGAAGAAGTCGGCGACGTCGTCGGCCGCGACCGCAGCACCGGCCATCATCTCCGGGGTGATCTGGCCGACCCGGGCGGGCTCGCCAGGCTCGCCGGTCGGGGCCTCGGTGCCGTCGACCGGGATGCCGAACCGGTCGGCGAACAGGTAGCCGTCGAGCCAGCGGCGGCCCAGCTGGTCGTCCCCGGGGATGCCGACCACGACGAGGAACGCATCCAGGTCGGCGGCGGTCGCGAAGCCGAGGGTGCACCAGAACTCGCTGTCGGTGATGATCAGCATGTTCCGGCGTTCCGCTTCGGCCCGACGCCGGAACGCGGCCTGGTCGGCGGTGAGGTCGTCGGGCACGTCGAGCTTGCCCGCCTTCGCGGGCCGGGACCGGTCCGGGCCCGACTTGGCGGCGGCGCGCATCTGCGCGGCCAGGTCGGCGGGAGACACCTTGCCGGGCATCACATGTCCTTCGCGGAGACGTTCGGCACCGGCCGGGACAGCCGGTAGCGCATCTGCTCGGCGGGCAGCAGCGGGAACCAGGCCCGCATCACCTCGTAGTCGGCCGGCGAGTGCTTCGCCAGCTGGCCGGTGTACTGGTGGTGCAGCCCGTCGAACGTTCGTTTGAACCACTGGTAGTCCGGTGGCAGGTCGACTCCGGCGTCTGCGATCGCGGCGCGGACGTGGCTGATGCGCCAGTCCCACACGAGGTGGATCAGCCGCTCTTTCTCGTTGACCGGCCCGTAGACGGTCAACGCCCGACGGCGGTTGGGGGTGTCGGCGGCGCGTACGCCGTCGACCGCCCAGGTGTCTTCGGGGATGCCGAACTCTGCGCGGATCCACCGGTTCAGCTCGAAGTAGTCGGCGGCGGCGATGCCGGCGGCTTCGATGGTGTCGGCCCGGTGTGCGGGCTGGAACACCATGTTGTCGAGCTGCCGCCAGAAGTGTGGCGAGGGTACGCGGATGATGCGGCGGCCGAACCATTCGTCCCACCGGGCCAGGTCGCGTTCCACGTAGGGCAGTTTCGGGCCGACCCATCGGTAGAAGGGGTAGATGTCGACGCCGGCCGCGCGTAGGGCGAGCGCTGCGGCTATCGCGTCCTTGCCACGGCTGAAGGCGAGTAGTGCTCGCGGGCGGGGTTGCCCTGGTGTGGATGTGAAGTGGTGCGCGATGAGGTCTGCTGACGATGGCCTGTCGGGCATCGTCGTGTAGTTCTGCCCTGCCAGCTCTCGTATGCGCGCGCGGTAGGTGCTGTAACTCGAGTTTTCGTGAGGCACGCTCACCTCCCTATGTGTGACGTACGCCACATTCGCGGTTTGCATTGACTCAATGCAAGTCATGGCGTAACGTTCGGCATGTCAGCAACAGCATCGCACACCAGGGGGAAACGACATGAGCGCCACCACTCGCAAGCGCAACCTGATCGTCAGCGCACCCATCCCCGTCGCGGAGATCAACCACGACGTCTTGACCAGGCTCGCGGCACTGGCGCGCACCAGCTTCGACATCAATGGCGGATACGTCGCCATGGGCGACATCGGCGCGGTGGTCAGCGGCAACATGAACGACCCTTGGGTTGAGTTCGGCGACCACGGCCACCACTACGGCGAGACCTTCGAGGTCGGCGCACAGGAGCTGATCGACGCTGCGTACACGATTCGCGACCTGGTCGCAGACATCGACGCCACGTACACGCTGGCGCTGGTCGGTCACGGGGACGCGCGTTGCCTGACCATCGCCAGCGGCAGCTACGTCACGACGGTCAAGGTCGTCACGGTCGACGTCGCGACGCTGGCACGTGAGGTCCACGAGCGTTGGCTGGCCAGCGACGACGCGATCATGGCGGAAATCGACCCCAACCACTGACCAGCGGACAACGAAGCGCGAGAGGAGCGAGAGTCATGAAGGCGGACATCGGCAAGCGGGAAGAACGTGAGCTGGCGCTCATCGTGGCTCTCGCGCCTCGCGACATCGACGAGCTGTTGCGACTGGCGGACAGGGCGCAGCGGCACGGACTGCAGGTCAACCTGCACAGGATGGGCGCTGACGCGCTGACCATCGGCAGGCACGTTTTCGTAGCGGCTGGCATGTGCTGGCGCTACGTCGACGGGGACCTTCCCGGCAAGCGTGGCGAGCGTGGCGCGTACGTCGACGCACAGGCGTTGGCACAGGCACTGCGGGAAGCGCGCACGCTCTCTGGCATCAACACGCACGTACGGCTGTCGCACGGCTATGGCTGCGTTGTCGTAGCGAGCGACGAAACCACTACGCGCGTCGATGCTGTGATCGACTACAACGAGCAGGAATGGAACTAGCCATGAAGGTCACTGTGCACGCGGAGGATGCCCTGTTGCGCCTCGATTTCGTGCGGGACCTACGCCCATCGACCCCCGTGCGGCTGTGCGCGGGCAGCGACGTACATCCACTGCCCGCTTTTCAGGATCGGCCGCGCGGGTACCTGCTGGTCAGCGCGCGTCAAGGCGGAACCCTGTTTCAGGCGACGATTCCCGCGTGGCACAAGGACAGCGTCGATGCTGGCGAGACGTGGGTGGAGGCTGGCAGCCTCGCGAGGCTGGTCGACACATGGGAGCAAGGCGACGCAAACTACATGCTTCGCGTCGAGCGTGCGACACGCGACGGATCATCCAACGCGCTGACCTGGGCGCGCCACGATCGGCGCGCGCACGGCGAAATCGAGGCGCTGCGACCCATCCCGCACATTCACAGTCACCCATGGGTTAGGGACATCGGCCCGTGGGTGGCAGGCGAGCGGCACGCGTACAGCGGCAAGCGCTGGACGACAGGCGATTTCGAGCGCCTGCACGGATGGTCGGACACGGCGCGGCAGATGATCGGCCACCCCGATGCGCGCGTCATGCGACGCGCGTCGGGAGAATGGGTCGCACCTGGCGCGCCAGACCACCCCGACGTGACGCTGCCAGTCGACAACACGCGAGGCGACAGGCGCTGCCCGGAAATCGAGCGCGTCACCATCAAAGCGCGCGATCTGTGCGACCTGGCGAAACACGCTGAGCGCATGTGCTGGACGCGCGGCGAGCGACTGCCAGATGAGCCACAGCAGATCCTCTGCGGGTCGGACGGCTGGTCCGCGCTGTTCGGATTCATCGGCCCGTACGGCAACCTGACGCTGTCCTACGTGTCCGTAGGGCAGCAACTGGAGCGCGTGTACCACTGACATCGAAGTGGTGCGCCAGTGGCGAAAGCTGGCGCACCACTCGCCAAGCATTGAGGGGGAAACCATGAGCGTTACCGTCAAGGTCTCGCTGCAGTCGTTGAACAGCGCGCTGAACGTGCTTCGGTCTGTGTCGCTCGGGCTGACCACCCCGAGTACGCAGACGGTGGCGATGGACCAGATCATCGTGGACAAGTCGGGCAGCGTCACGATCGAGGCTGCCAACTGGGACACCCGCCAGGGTGTCACCCTGCCCGGCGCGATCGCCGGGGCGACCGATGGCGGTCCGCTCGCCTACGGGGTGCCCGTGAACATCCGGGCCTGGTACAAGCAGATGCGTACCGTATGCCCGAAAACGATCAAGGGCGACGCGTGGGCGGAACTCACGCTCACCGGCAACATGCACGGCGGGTCGGTGACGCTGACCACCACTCAGGGCAGCGTGGCGCACGACATCGGAGAAAAGGCCAGCTACTACCTGGTCCCCGACCCCCGTAACAGTCGCCTCGGCGATGAGGTCGCCATCGCGCGGCTGACCATGGGCGACGTCGACCTGATCGACTCGGTGGCGGTAGCGGCGGGCAGTGACCCCCTGAAACCGCAGACACACGCGGTCAACCTGCACCGGGCAGGCGAGCTGTTGCGCGTGTACGCGACGGACACGTTCCGCGTGCACCGGGGCACCATCGACATCGGCACCGAGGCGTCGGTGGAGGTCGACATCTGCCCGGCGGTGGTCCCGTTGCGGCAGGGCATCACCCTGCTGCGCAAGTTCGACGACGGTGGCGACGTGCGCGCGTCGTATCTCCCGGACATGACGGACCCCCGCCACGGCACGTTGATCCTCGTCACGGACGCGGTACGGGTCAACATTCCCACGTTGGACATGGGCGGTAGCCCGTTCGACGTGCGCAAGGCGTCGGAGGCGATCCTCGACAGGCGCGGCCCCGGATCGCCTGTGGATTGGTACCCGGGCGTTCTGCTGCCCGTGGCGGACGCGATGGACGCGTTCGACGAGGCGTCGAAGATCGCGCGCGGCTGCGGGTTGAACGTCACGATCGACGCTGACGCGTCGACGCTGACGTTCCACTTCGACGACCGCGACGCCACCGAAGCGGACACGCGGGACTGGCAGTACCGGTACGTGTGCGGCGGCGCGGACCTGATCGGTTCGGGCGAGGTCAGCGCGTGGCAGCCACAGTGGCTGGCTGACGCGCTGGCGGGCGTGTCGGACGACTGCGCCACCATCAGCTTCAGCGTCGCACCCAACCACGGGGTGATGCGCTACTTCACCATCCAGGGCAGCGACTTCGAGGCGTTCATCGCCGGCATGAAGGTCAGCGCGGCGCAGGTCGCGGAAGCGCCACAGGTGCGCCAGCCGCAGCCCGAGCCGGCGCAACCAGTCAAGGGCGTCGCCCCGGACCGGCCCACGGCTGGATCCCCGACGGGCAAGGCCCGTCAATCCAAGTCCCCGATGGGACGCGCGCGGGCCACCCGCAAGAGCAAGGGGCGGAAGCCGTGAGCGCGGGAGTCGAGGCCGGGGAGCTGCGCGACTTCCTCCGGGAGACGCTGCCGAAAGCGGCGCACAAGAAGATCGACACCATCGTCGAGTGGTTCTCGGCGGAAGCGGCGTCGGTCGCCCAGGTCGACGTCGTCGGCGGACGCGTCGAGGTCGAAGAGGTCGAGGCGTACGGGCTGCGGATCGGGGTGGACGCGTGCGGCAACGCCGTCACCGTCACCTTCCCGTACCCGGGCGGGGAGATCGCCGAGACGTGGGGAAGGGGGTAAGCCTCTGGGATGGCCTGAACAGTGCGCGACTGACTGACACGGTGAAGCCCTACCGGCCCGCAGAGGGAAGGTAGGGCTTCACTGTGTCCCTTGTTAACCGCCAAGCTCAACCAGGGCTGCGAAATCCCCGTCTCGGTTGAGCCCGGGACCGCGTAGCGCGCCAACGCCAAACGCGGCCGATCGAACCGTAGCACGGGGCCCTTGCGACACAGTGCGCCTGCTGGCGCGAACGTGTGCGACACCTCGGAGGCTACCAGCGGCGCGGCGTACGCGCCTCTCAGAGGCTGCTACGCGGCGTGGCGTCTTCCTGGTCGGGTGGCGTGGATATCGGCCTCACAGGCCACCACGTCGGCCCAGCGGTACAGGTTCGCGGGCTTCCCCGGCCCGTCGACGCGGGCAGGCTCGTCGGGCAGGTCGGGCACGGGTCGGCCTGCCAGCGCGGCGAGCTGGCCACGGGTCACCAGTCGCAGCCTGCCCGTGCGTACCCAGTCGCGTAGGCGGTCGGCGCGCACGTCTCCCCACCTTTCGCGCACGTCGAGCGCGGTGACCAGCTCCACCCCGGCGACGGTCCAGCTCACGACCGGCCGCCTTTGCCCGCCATGGTGGACCCGGCCCGGGAGGGCCGGTGCCGCAGCACCTCGCCGACCAGGTCGGTGGTGGTGACGCCGAGCCGGGCGGCGAGGTCGTGCCACACGCCGTCGCGGGCGGGCCACACGTGCCGTTTCCCCGCGTATCGGGTGGGGCATCCGCAGGGGCAGGCGTGGCCGGCGCACTGGCAGACGTCGTTGCGGCAGCGGATCTGCCAGTCGGACGGTTTCGGGGACCGGCACATGGCGACCAGGTCGCGGGCCCCGCAGGCCGGGCAGCGTGCTTTCAGGACGAGGTCGACGTCGCCGGTGATCCGGGCGGCCCGGCGGCATGTCTGGTCGACGCGGGTGACGGTGTCGACGGCGTGCTGCAGCTGGTCGCCGTCGAGCTGCTCGGCACGGCGGTCGAGGTCGTCCAGTAACAGCGCCACGGTGGCGTCGCAGTGGTCGCAGCGGCATCGGCCGGTCGCGCCGCACAGCCAGCACGGCGGCGGCGCGGTGCGGCCGGTGCCGGCGCAGTCGGGGCAGGGAGCCCAGGCGAGGACGGAGCCGGGCATGGCGGGTAGGGCTGCGGTGGCGGCTTGGATGCGGTCGCCTCGGCCGGCGCAGGGCCAGCAGATGCCGGTGGTGGTGCGGGCGGCCGGATCCGGAATCCGCTGTCCTAGGATGGTTGATGCCGTGGTGCCGGCCAGCACCGTCAGCCGCCGGGCCACGTCGACACGCGCCACCACCGCGCTCACCCTCGCCACATCAGGTCGTGGCCCCGCCCCCGCTCTGCCCGCCTTCAGCGCCTCGGCGGCGGCGTGACGGTCCTTTCTGACCTGCGCGGACTCGGCTGCTTCCTGTTCGGGTGACAGGTGGCGTTCCAGCCATGACCCGGGCGCGGAGCCTGCGGGCAGGGACTCGCCGAGCATCCACCAGCTGAACCGCAGCTCGCCGATCGCGGCCCGCAGCGTGTGCGGGTCGGCCGGCTGCGGGCGGGCCGTCATCGGGCGGCGGTCGGGCCGTAGCGTTTCGCGGCGGTGCGCCGCCGTACCGTCGCCGGATCGTCAGGCGGCGGCGGTTGGGGGTAGGTGAGGTCGGGCGGGGTGGGGCCGAGATTCCGGGCGGGCGGGTCGCCGAACGCGGCCGGTACACCGTCCTGGTCGGCCTGCTCGGTGCCGGGTTGGCGGACCAGCATCCAGCCGTGGGCGGCACACACGTCCCACAGGCGGGCGGCTGCCGGGTCGCCGACGGCGGTAGCGGCTTCGTCGGGGGTGACGGGGATCAGGTCGGGCATCTCGGTGCCGTGGATCGACCGGGGCTGGATCGTCGCCGACGGGCACAGCACCAGCCCGTGTCGGCGGGCGGCGGCTTCGATCGCGGCGCGGTGCGGGTCGTGGGCGTCGTAGCGGATCGCCGGGTACCGGGCGGCGACGCGTTCGACGAGTTGCGTGATGTACGGCGGGGTCTCGGATGCACCGGCCATGTGATGGTCCTTCGCGGTCGCGGGTCCAGCACGTGGTGCGTCCAGCTACGCCCCTGTTCGTGCCGGTGTGTGCAGGGCCGAGCCTATCCGTAACGGCGTGACCAGGGCGACTGTCCGCACGGTGGACGTCCCGTTGACCCGTGGGGCCGACGCGCGGACACCTACCAGGACTCGCCCGTATAGCGCGCTACACGGATCGTATAGCGCGTTATACGATGTGGGGTGTGACCACGATAGACGAACTCGCCCACGAGATCCGCCGCCGCCACAGCATCGGCCGCCACGCCGCGGCCGTCGACGTCGCCCGGGTCCACGTCGACCAGATCGCCGACGACCCCGACCTGTGGAACGCCGACACCGAACACCTCACCGACGCCGGCCGGCAGCTCGTCCTCGAAGCGGTCGCCGCGTCGTACAGCGTCGGAGCCATCGCCACCCGGGCCGCGCAGATCCTGACCGACCTCGAAGACCAGGCCGTGCAGATCCGCGACACCCGCGACCGCCTCGCCGAGCTACTCGACGAGCGGAACGGCCTGATCCGGGCCGCGCTGCGCACCGAAGCCCCGGTCCCGACGATCGCCGCCGCCGCCGGGGTGAAGCCATCCCGTGTGCACCAGATCAACACGGCGATGACCCGATGAACGGGTTCACAGCGACCGAACTCGCCGCCCGCTACGGCGTGCACCGCGCTTCCATCCTGAACTGGCTGGCCGAAGACGGCGCACCCCAACACGTCGCGGGGAACATCCGCCGCCGCCGGTACGACCCTGACCAGTTCGACACCTGGGTCCGCGACGCGCACCCCAGCGCCATCCTGCCCCACGAGATCGACGGCACCGCGACCCTGACCGATCTAGCCGCACTGCTCAACACGTCCCGGTGGGGCCTACTCAGAGCGATGCAGGAAGGCGAACTCCGAGGCCGTCCAGCGCCCCAAGCCGCAGGGAAGGTCAACCGGGGCGGCTGGGCTGTCGACGTCTACCCGGTGGACGACTTCCGCAGCTGGCACACGTCCAGCGGCAGCCGGCCCCGCCGCCGCATCCTGAACGCCGGGGCGGCCATCCTCAACGCCCGCCCCGCGCACGGCACCGAAGGCCGTTGGAAGAAGCACCGCTGCACCTGCCCCGTCTGCAGGTCGGCCCGGGTGGCGGCCAGAGCGGACGAACGCACACCCGGCGGCCAGATCGGGCGGACCACCAGAGCCGCGCACCGGCTCGTCAACGCGATGCTCGCCCCGACAGCGGAGGCACCTGACCGGCTCGCGGAGATCGGCGCGGCTCTGACCGACCCGGTCGCGCTCGCCGCGTTGCGCGCCGTCGCTTCCGCGTACCCTGACGCCATCGCGGCCAGGGCGGTCGAACGCTACCTTGAGATCCCCCGGCGGAACGGTCCCCGCGTCTGGAGACTGCTCACCAGAGCCAGGCTCGTCGTCGTCGACGACTCGCCGGCCCGGATGTGCCGGTACGCGCCGATCCTCGCCGAGGACGACTAGCCCTTCCGTCGCTGCCGGGCCTGTTCGATCCGGGCGTCCAGCTCCCGCCGCAACTCGTCGGGCATCCGCCCGGACACGCCCGGCAGCGGAGGCTGCGGATCGGCCGGCGGCGGGGTCTCGCGCGCGTGCGCGCGTGCGCGCGGGCCGGCGGTTCGACCGGTCGAACCGGTCGCTGGTGGGGCGGTGAACAGGGCGTTTTGCCAGTGCCCGGCGGGAGGCTGACGGGGGTCGTCCTCGGAGTAGTGCAGGACGCCGCGGTCGTCGATCCGGGGCGGCTGGACCGCCCCGCCTTTGCCATCGCGGGTGCAGATGAACACGGGGCCTTCGTGGAGGGGTCCGACCGGTAGGGGCCGGTAGAACCATGCAGGGAGGAAGCCGGTCAGCTCGGCGAGGAGTTCGACCTGCCGGGCGGTCGGCACCGCCAGGCCGCATTCCCACAGGTCCACGTCGGGTTCGGCCGCGTCGCAGGCTTCGTCCACCTCGGGGCCGTAGAGGCCGCGTACGTCGAGGGCGATGGTGATGCGGGCGGGGACGACCTTCCCTGAGCCGATCAGCTTCCGGTCTTCCTGACGCTGTACGGCTTCCCGGTAGCGGGCGAGGCCGGCGGCGGTCTGTTCGGCGGCGAGCCGGCGGGCGGGGGCCTTGGCTCGGCGGGTGCGGGGGTGGAGGTGTTCGGTGCCGTCGGGGCCGGGCGGGGGCTGGTCGGGGACGACCTGCAGGTGGCGGCGGCTGCGTGGCGGCATGGCGGCGGCTTCCCTTCCCGGGCGGTCGGGGCCCGGCCACCCCGGGGCGGGGGTGGCCGGGCCTGGGCGGGGTTACAGCTCGGCTGGTTGCTCGTTGTCGCGGCGGCGGGCCCACACGATCAGGCCGGCTCCGGCGGTGACGAGTAGCGCGGCGGCACCGGTCAGGGTGAGCGCCGGTGCCCCGGTGAGGGGGAGTTGTTCGTCGTCGCCGTCGCCTCCGGCGGTGCCGGACGGTGTCGCGGTCGGCGTCGGGGTGCCTGCCGACGGCGGGGTGGTGGACGTGGCGCTCGGCGTCGGGGACGCCGTCGGGCTGGCCGACGCCGTCGGGGTCGGGGTCGGGGTTGGCGTGGGGCAGCCGGCGGGGTCCGTCCAGTCGCCGACCCGGGCGATGAGCATCCAGCCGTGCTGCTTGTGCCAGGCGCGGACGACGATGCCGACGGCGTGGCCGGCGGGCACCGTCACCTTGGCCTGGTCGCCGGCCGGCACGTCCACGGTTTCCTTCCACGCCCCGGCGTCGGCGACGACCCGCCAGCGGACATCCGCCCAGTCGGGCGAGGTGACCGTGACGGTGGTGGTGCCGTCGCAGTTGTGGACGGCGGCCGGCTCCTGCGCTGGCGGGTGGTGCGGTGTGGCGGCTCGGACGGGATCGATCCCGAACCATCCGGTGCCGATGGTGAAGATCAACGCCAGCCCGACTGCGACGGCGGCGAGTGTGGTGCGAGGGCTCATGATCGGTTAGTCCTTCTTTCTCTCGGTGCCCGGCCACACCACCACGGTGTGGCCGGGCCGGACTTAGGAGAGGGGTGGGGCGGGCGGGCTTACTGCGGTGGCGGCATACCGGGAAGCGGCACGTCGTCCCACGGCTGCTGGCCGGTTCTGGCGGGCTCGGACTTGAACGACCGGACGGACACCACGCCACGTGAGAGGAGATCCAAGACGACGGCGGTCATCAACTCGCGGTTGCGTCGCGGCACGTCGGGCCACGGTACAGCCGACTCACGGCGGGTCTCGTAGCCGTGTTCCGGGGCGAGCCGTTCGTACGCCGAGTGGAACTGGGCTGCGACCTGCTCCGCTATCGGGGCGTCGTCGTCGGCACCCTGGCGGGCCGCCGTCAGGGCGTTGTTCTCGGCCCGCAGGGAGTCGACCTGAGCCGCGAGCCGGGACGACTCGTCCAGGGTCAGCCGCTCGTCCCGTTCCCCCTTGAGCGCGTCGACCAGGTGCAGCGCCACGTTGGCCAACACCAGGGCAGGGGTGGTGCCGGTCAGCCCGGCCACGCCCCGTTCGATCAGCCCGGTGGCGAGCGTCGCGCGGACCTCGTCGTCGTTGTCGGCGCGGACCTGGTCAGCGGCGGCTTGAGCCGCCTGCCGGGCGGTGTTGGCCCGGTCCAGCTCGGCGCGGAGCCGCTGGTTCTCCTCGGCGGCGGCCACGCACATCTGTTCGGCGACGATCCGTTCCAGGTAGCCGGGGGTGCACAGGCAGCTGCCGATGCCGCAGCACTGGCCTTCGCACCCCCGGTGGCCGCCGCAGCCGCAGTCGTTCACCTTCGGCGAGAACGCCCCCGGCAGGGGGATCACCACGACCGGGGTGTAGGTGTCTCCGTACCGGCCGCCGCGTTCGGCGACCCCGGTCAGCCACTCTGCCTTCTCGGCCACGGTGGTCCGGTCGTACTCGACGTGGATGGTGTGGGCGACGGACGGCGGGCGGCCGTCGCCACGGTCCTGCAGCACCAGGTACATCAGCTGGTCGGTCACCGGTCCACCTCCGTCTTGTCGGGCAGCTGGGCGAGCAGAGTCAGCGCCTGCCCGGTGGTGCGGTAATGGGGTGCGTTACGCAGGTGGTTGACGATGCCGGACAGGCCGGCGTCCGGGTCGACGGCGAAGATCTCGAACTGCCGGGTGCAGTCGTCGGCGGGGCAGGTCAGGACTTCCAACACCTCGTCGTCACTCATGGACGCCTGCCATGATCTCGGCGTAGGCGCGCGGCGTTCCGCTGCCGTCGGCGGGGTTGATCGCGTCGTCGGGGTCGACGCTGATGCAGAGCACCATCAGCGCCCGTCCGCCGCTGGCGAGTTTGACGAGTTCGCCGGTGGCGGCGCAGGCCCTGCCCAGCGAGTCCCGGTAGTTCAGGTCGGCGATCTTCGCGACGTTCGGTCCGAGGATCAGCGGCACCAAGCCGCCGTCGGTGGCCGACATCAGGTGGCAGGACGCCCGGTGCACGCCGGACTCCTCGCCTTCGAGGATCGTGTAGTCGGCGAACGTGCCGGCGACGGTGATGACGTCGCCGAACCGGAGGCCCCGGACCGTCAGGTCACGGGAGACATGCGGCGGCACACTGCCGCCGTGTTGGCTGTTCATCTTCGCGGGTTTCTTTCTGTGTGTGGTTTTCAGGTAAGGGCCCCCAGCTGAGCCCTTCTTTCTGTGCGCCTGCCTCACGGAGGGCGGGTCTACTGTCTCACCTGCCCATCGTTGCCCCTGGTAGGAGCGTTTCCGTCGGCCGGTCGGGCATCCGACGATTCGCCGTCGTCGTCGTGGGCGAACACCCCGGCGACCCGGTACACCGCCGACCGGTCGAGGTTGTGCCGGTCGCGGTCGTACCGGCGGGTGGTGCGCGGGTCCGCGTGCCCGAGGACGTCTTGCACATCGGACAGCGGCGCGCCGGCCGACAGAGCGAGGGTGGCCAGGCTGTGCCGCAGGGAGTGGTTCGAGATCCGCTCCCACGAGTCGAGCCCCGCCCGTTTCGCCGTACGGCGGACGACGCGGAACGCTTCCGGCTGGTCCATCCGCCGGCGGCTGGTGGTGGCGAACAGCGGCCCCGGCCAGTCGCCCCGCTCCGTGAGCCAGGCGTCGAGGTCGCGTCCGAGCGGTGGCGGCACCGGCAGCTCCCGCATCTTCCCGCCCTTGCCCCGGATGCGGACGGTGCGGTGGCCCCGGTTGTGGCCGAGGCTGTCCACGTCCAGCCGCAGCGCCTCACCGACCCGCAACCCGAGTTCGATCATCATCCCGAGTAGTGCCGCGTTGCGGCGGGCAGCGCCGCCTGTGGCCCGCCGGGCGGCCCGCATGAACTCTGCCGCCTCGGCCTTGGCTAACCCCACCGTGGGGGAGTAGTCCCGGTCGACGGGCGGCCGGTCAACCGCCTCCACCGGATTCCTCGCCGCCACGTCGTTGCTGACCAGGTAGGCGTACCAGCTGCTGATGGCGGACAGCCTGCGGTTCGTCGACGACCGGGCCAGGCCGGCGCAGCGGGCCACCACGAACGCGTCCACGTCGGCGCGCTTCGCCGCACGCGGATCCACCCCGGTCTCGTCACACCAGGTCAGCCACACGCCCAGGCCCCGCCAGTACGCCTTGCGGGTCGCGTCGGACCGGCGCGACGCCAGCCAGGCCGCGGTGGCGCTGCGCAGGTTCCACCGGCCCGCGTCCGGCTCGGCGGGCAGCGGCAACGCCCCGACCGCCTGCGAGATCAGGGAGAGAGGGCCCTGGTCGCGTGGGGCGATCTCGCTCACGGGGTCCACTCCTGCCGGTAGTCGGGGTGCCGGCGGTGGGCTGCCGCGAGGAGCCGCAGCGTCGGGCACGGTGCCGGGTTCTGGTCGTGCAGGCAGTAGCGTTCCCGCCGGTTCGCTCGGGGGAACCCGGTCCACCGCCGGCCGGACTGGTCGTGCAGCCGCAGCATCTCCCGCTCGGCCGCGACCTTGTCTAGCTCGCTGGCCGGGTCGTGGAGGATGATGTGGCCCGCCGCCGCCGGGTCCATCTCGGTGATCTCGTAGCCGCCCATCAGTACCGTTCGACCTTCTTGCCGCGCTCGCGGGCCGCGACGTGCTCGGCGTTCATCCAGTCCAGTTCTTCGCGGGTGATCTTCCCGTCGACGTGTGCCCAGAACGGGCCTTGGATGTCGGGGTCGGCGGTGTGCCGGCTGTTCAGCAGCCAGTCGATCGCGTCGTTCCACCGCTTCTCGGATTCCGGATCCGGGTTGTCGCTCACAGCTGGTTCCTTCCGGTCGTTACGGGCGTGATGCCCGCGAGGTCTGCGATCTGGTCACCGGCCAGCCGGCCGGCTTCGACCAGGGCGACGGCGACCCGGTCGATCGCGTCCGCGTACCGGTCGGCGATCTCGGCGGCCCGTAGCCGGGCCGCGACGATCTCGTCAAAGGTGCTACACGCGGCGATCAGTTTCAGGGCATCGTGCCTGCTTCCGCTCGCGAGGTCGATCAGGTCGGCCTCTTCGGGCTCGCCGGGCAGCAGCAGCCGACGTTCGGCTGCGAACCCGGCCCACAGCCCAGCGGGGACAAGCTGGTCGGGAGGAAGCGCGATAGAGGTCGTCCCGCCCTGGCCGCCGTTCTTGCCTTCTAGAACGGTGATGTAGTTGACGCCTACGCCGAGGTGTAGATAGGTCACCGCGTGCCCCGCCTCGTGCACAGCCAAGGCCCGTTTCCAGCCCCCAGCATGGGGCAGCAGGTCCACGGCGGCACCGGCGGGCAGGGCCCTGTACGCGCGCCTGCAGTCGGGGCACATGCCCCACAGCGCCGGCCACATCAGGGTTTCGGCGATCTCCTTGCGGTGCCCGGCGCAGACGAAGTCCCGGACCCGGGCACCCTCAGCGAAGACGTACACGGTCAGCTCTCCTGGCTGTCGTTCAGGTACAGCTGGTCGGCGGCTTGGAACGCCGCGCCGAGCGCGGCGACCAGCCGGGCGGTGGACTCGCAGCCCAGCTCGTCGGCGGCCCGCTCGGCGAGGACGCGCGGGTCTCCACCGATCGCGCTGGTCGCCAGGTTCGGGTGGTCGCGGAAGGCGGTCATTCGGGAGCCGAGTTGGTCGAGCAGCTGGGGGAGCCGGACCAGCGCGGTCCGGAGCGAGTCGATCACGGAGGCTGCGGTGCTCGGGTCCGGGATCGCGGCGGCGGGGCCGTCGAGCGTGGCGCGGTTGAGGTACCGGACCAGTTCGGCGATCTCGGCGGCGGCGGCCATGGTGTGTTCCCAGTCGCGTTTCCCGTACGGGTGCAGCTGGTTGACGGCGTCTTCGGCGGTCACGGGTGGGTCCCTTCGAGTAGTTCGGTCAGGGCTGCGGTGGTGTCGGCGTCCAGTCCGGCGGGCGCGGGAGCCGGGTCGATGGCGGTGACCGAGATGGTCCAACCGCGCCACCTCGGCCAGGCGTAGGCGCGCGGGGCCTTGGTGACGGGGTCCACGTCCTGCGACTGCAGCAGGTCGGGACTGTCGAGCTTCGCGGTGGTCAGCCACGACATGAGGTCGCCGACCGTGTTGAACCGGATGTGCATCTGGCGGGCACCGGTGTGGTCGCTCATGATCTCGCTCGGGTTTCCGGCGAGGATGATGAAGGCCATCACCTGCCGGCGGGTGGCGGGCTGCTCGGGCATGGTTCAGTTCTCCTTCGCGGGTTGGGGGAGTGTGATTTCGCCCTTGGCGACCAGGTCGCGCACGATCCCGTGGCCGAGGGACACAAGCCGCCACCGGGTCGCCCCGGGGATGTCGCGCAGGGCGTCGTTGCCGACCCGCTGCAGCGGGCTGGCCTTCGCGCGGTACCGCCAGAACCGCCCGCCGGTCGTGAAGATCATGGTTCGGGTGAGCCGTTCGACCTTGACGGCCTCGCCCATGTAGCTGCCGCCGCCGAGGTGGGCGACCATGACGGCCGTCTTCCCCACGGCGTACCACTGCTCATGGCCGTCCAGTTCCGGGCGATTGGTCATGGTCAGTCGCTCTCGTGCCAGTCGTACTTGATGTCGGTCAGCGCGTCGACGGCTTCCGTGAACCGCTGCCGGCGGGTCATGGCGTCCCACGCCGAACGCGGGTACTCGACCCGGGCGGTGGTTCCGGCGTCGCCGAGGCGAGCCGTGAAGGTGATGGTCACGATGTCCTCCCGGTCGGGACTCTCTCCACTCATGCCACACATGATAACAGTAATTATCATGTGTGGCTAGTGGCACGCCGGGGCCACCCGAAATCAGCCCGACGACCACCCCGACGCCAGGTCGACGCACCCGACGTACCGGGGCCAGCCTTGCACCCGCAAGCCCTGCGATCGATACGGGTCGACTGAGCCGGGACACATCGGCTAGGATGCTTCCTAGGATGGACCCGTCTGGAAGGGGCCGCAGGGAGCGTCGCCATGGCCGTACAGATCGCACCCGATCTCGTGACCGGGCACACCACTCGCCTGCGGACGGTGTACGTCCAGGCGTGTCAGGCCGCCCTGGCCGACCGCACCCGGGCCGGCGCGTGCTCGTGCTCCCCCGACGCCGTCGTGGTGCTCACCGATGTGAGCCACGACCACCGGGGCCGGCGGGTCCACGTCTCGGCCGAGTGCCAGGCGTGCCGCGGCGAGGCGGCGGCGTACGGTCGGCCCGACCGGCGGCCCGTACAGCCGCGGCTCATCGCGTAACCGTTCGGTAGCTGCCGGTAGCCTCGCCGTGACCGCAGTGGGCTGCCGTGGCAGAGGCGTTCCAGCAGGTGGCTTCACTTCTCGCCCGAGGCGAACCAGACCCGGCGGCGACCTGCCGGGTTGAGCAAGCACCGCCCCGCAACCTCGGTTGCGGGGCGGTGCCGGTCTGTTTCATTGACCTGCCCGGGTGTGTGACGGCAGGCTTCTCGCGGGCTGACCGTACCCGGCTGGGGTGCGGGGTGTCGACCCCGCGTTCAGAGCGAGGCGAGGAGTTCCCGTACCTGCCGGTCGGCGTCGGGGTGGCCGCTCCCCCACGCGACGGTGACCGTGTCCTGCCCGGGAAGGCGGCGGGCGTGGTCGCGGTCGGCGAGGAGTGTTTCCAACGCGGACGCGGCCAGGTCTCCGCAGGGCACACACACCGGCAGGTGTGCGTCGGGGCGGGTCCGCTCGTGGAGGGTGAGCACCGCGAGCTGCGCGTGGTGCTCGGCTCCGGGAAGCAGACGCGGGGGGATCGAGTTGGGCAGGGTCTTCGCGAGCCGGGCGACGGTGCCGCAGGCGACGCATACGCCGTCGGCCGCGCCTTTCGCGTGGGTGACGATGTCGACCCAGCGTGCCGCCACCTCTTGTAGTTCGTGGAGCCATACGCCGTTGACGCGGATGCCGATGGTGTCCTTCGGGCCGAGGCCGGCGGGGGCGTCGATCTCGTTGCCGACGCCGTCGGCAACGAGGAAGGCTGCGGTGATGGCCGGGTGGGTGTCGGGCCCGCGCAGGAGGGACCGCATCTGCGCCCAGAACGCTTCAGCCCGGGTGCGGGCCTTGGCGGGGGTGATCGTCCCTCCGGGGGTGCCGATCACATAGGAGGCGTTGTCGACGCACAGGATCGGGGCGGTGCCGGCGGTGCGGTGGATCTGGGGTGCCCACATGCGCTGCCCGTGGCGGGTGATGGTGGCGGCGTGTCGGCCGGCGGGGTCCGCGTTGAGGTCGAGGACCCAGTCGATCCGGCGGTCCCGGTAGCAGGGCGGCGGCACCTGGTCGCGGTGCTCGTGGGCGTACCGGACGAGGTTGCGAAACAGGTTCAACGGGGTTGCCTTTCAGTTGGGGCGGGGCAGGAAGGCGGGCCGGGCGGCGGCCGGGTCCAGCGGTAGGCGTTCGACCGGCCGGTTGAGCCAGGTCCGGGACGGATCCCCACGCGATCCCGCCGTGGTTGTCGACCAGCGCGGGAGCGGTGTGTACGCGAGTCGGTGACCCTTGTCCTCTTCGCCGTGGTGCGCGGCGTGGGCGCGCGGTGCGGCTCGGATTCCGGCCGGCGTGGTCGGCCGGTTGCCAGCGTACAGACACTCTGGATTGTCGTCAATCCAGACGTTGCACCGCTTGTGATGTTGGATTATCGGACGTAGCCTGATGGGGTGACAGATTCGACAGAACCAGCCGCCGACGGGACGCAGGGCGTCGACGCGGCGCGACAGGTGGTGGAGGCCCGCCGGCAGCGAACCCTGCGAGATCTGGCCGCCTACGCGGCCATCCGACGATCTGACCTGGTCGCCGCCGCGTGGCGGGCAGGCAACCGCGACGTGCCCCAGCTCGCCGAGGCGGCCCGCGTCAACCGGTCGACGATCTACGTCGACCTCGCCGCACACGACATCGACCCGCGAGAGGAACGAAAGATGCCCGAAGCCGTTGAGATCCCGCCGCCCGGGTGGCGGCACCCCAACCTGACCCGGGTCGTCCGCGTCCCGGCCCCGCTCGGCCAGGTCCGGTACGAGTACACGTTCGCCCGGCCGTTCACCCGCCGCGACCCCGACCCCGCCACTGTCGAATCCCAGAGCGACCGCGGCGGCGTGCGGACGATGGACGACGTCTACCAGGCAGACCGGGAGCGCCGCGAGGTGCGGCACCGGTGGGCGCTGGACGTTCTCCCCGCGCTGGTTCGGTCGCTGCTCGACGGCGGGTCCGTGCCGGAGATTGGCGTGCACGCGGTGTGGTCCGACGACCAGAAGCCCGCCTCCCGGTGGGTCGCCTACGCGGCTACCCGGGACGCCCTGACTGCCGCCTACCGAGAGTTGGACGCCACGCCCGACACCATGTGGCGGGCGGCGCTGCTGCGGGTCCACGATGCCAAGCAGCCCGCTGTCGACGCGGCCCACGCCTGGGATCAGGCCGGCGTGAAGTTCGCCAAGCTCGCCGGGTGGCTGCGGGGCAAGCTCGACTCCGAGCGGTACCCGGTCGAGTGGAAAGAGGTCGAGAAGGCCGCCGAGGCGTGCGGCGTCGACATCAGCGGCTGGGCGATCGGCGACGTCGACGACTACGAGCGGTCCGGCTGGGACGGTCGGCCGGCTTCACCGGCCGTCCGCGAGATCAGCGAAATCATCAGCAAGGGTGACGCCCGGATCCGGGCGGTCGCCGAACTGGCCGGGGAGGCGCGATGAGCTGGAAAAACCCGATGCGCCCTTCCAAGGAGGTGCTCGAGCACCGAGCGAAGGTCGCCGAGCAGGACCGGCAGTGGCGGGAACAGGGATGGCAGGAGTCCGGCGCGGACCCCGACGAGCGTCACGGGTGGGGCCTCGACGAGCAGCCCACGGGCGATGAGGGCTGATGAGTGAGCAGAAGGTTCCCTCCGGGCCGCAGCCTTTGCGACCCGGAGGGAACCTGTACCACAGGGTGCTGCCCGTCGGGGCGGTGTACGTCGGGCGGCCGGGACCGTACGGGAACCGGCACACTGCGGGGAAGCCGTGCCGGGCCTGCGGCGGCGGTGTGGTGCATGACCGGGCCGGCGAGGTGGAGGCTCACCGGCAGGATCTGCGGAACTCCCCCGGGTTGGTGGCCCGAATCCGGCGGGAGTTGGCAGGCAGGTCGGTGGCGTGTTGGTGTCCGCTGGACGGGCAGCCGTGTCACGCGGACACGGTGCTGCGAGTCGCGGCCGGCGGGCAGCCGTAAGCAGCCGTCAACGAGGGGGTCAGGGTTCGTCGCGGACCCTGACCCCCTCGTTGACGTAAAACATCTCGTACTCGCGGTACTGCTGGTCGAGACGCTCCATCTGGTGGCGGACCACTTCGACCCACTGGTCACTGCCGCAGCATCCCCGCTGGCCGGTGGCGATGATCGACCACACCTCTTTGTGCATGTGCTGCACCAGTTTCACCGCGCGCGGTGACAGCGGCAGGAACGCGGCCTGCGGGTGGTGGTAGGTGAACGCGACCGGCCCGACGAGTGGGTATCCCGCGCCGTAGGCAACGCCGATCGCGGCGGCGACCAGCGTGCCGTGTGGGTTGCGTGGTCGGGCGTTGTCGATGCCGTCGGCGTCGACCCACGCGCGCACCTCGACGTCGTCGAGCCGGATTGGGGCGATGTTGGCGGCGTGGAGCCGGGCCGCGATGGTCGCCCTGGTGGGGCGGCCGTCGACGAGGACGAGTTCGCCTGACGGCGGAATGACCACCCACTGTGGCGTCACTTCTTCTCCCCCGTGAGGTAGGCGCGCAGGGTATGCGATGCCTTCAGCGAGCGGATGCCGAGGTCTGTAGCTTTCGACCAGCCGCCCAGCTGGTTGATGGCGTGGGCGGTCAGCGGCGGCAGCGCCAGGGCCGGCGGGGTGATGGTGTGGCCGGTGCACCAGCCGTAGATGACGAGGGTGAGGATGTCGACGGAGTCGGGGCGGCTGCGTGCCGTGCCGCCGGTCTGGACGATGGTGTCCGCGCCGAAGCTGGCCAGCACCCACAGGGCGTCGCCGGCATCGGTGCCGATCGCCCCGGCCACCGGGTTGATTCGGTGGCTGGTGTGGATGTTGAACAGTGCGGCGGCGAGGGAGCCGACCGCGTGGTGTGCGGCGGCGATCAGCGCGGCGATGACGGTGTGCTGACTGTTGGTGTCAGCCGGCACCACGTCGATAATGGGCGGGCCGTGGCGGCGGTGCAGCTGGGTGCGGGTGAGCGCCTGGTCCGGGTCGTTGTGGTCGCCGGCCGGTACGTACAGGCCGTCGTCGCGGGTGGCCCATCCGTAGCCGTGGCGGTCAACGGTGTCGGGTGTTCGGGTTTCTGCGCTGCTGGTGGTGCTGTTCCCCCGGTGCATGGTGGTTCCTTTGGTGTGTGGGCGTGGCGCGCTTGTGGGGCACGAGCACGGTGACGCCGTCGGGTTGGATGAACAGGGTTCGCTGGTCGACGGCGTCTCCGGCATCGTCGAGTTCGTATCCATCGATCCACAGCCACCCCTCGTAGGTGGTCCAGTCGTGGATTCGGGTGACTCGTAGCCGGATCGGGGCGTGCGCGAACTGCACGGACGCTGCCCGACCGAGGAGGACGGTGTCTCCGGTTCTGAACGGCACGTTGAAGGACGCGGGCACGGGACGGCTCCTGAAAGGGTCAGGTCACCTCTCCCGGCCGTGTCCTCGCGCAGGTCAGGTGACGGTGAACGTGTCGCGGCAGATCGGCGGATCCCCGGGGGCGGGACGGGCCGGTGCCGGTAGCGAGTTGGGTGTGGCGGTGGCGGCGAGGACCGCGCGCATGACGACGTCGGCGTTGTGGTGGCCGATCGCCTGCAGGGCCTTGCCGAGGCTGCCGATGGCGATCGCGGCTGCGATGCCGAGCGCGGCGGCGTCGGGGCCAGTCGGGTCGTCGCCGGGTGCGGGGATGCCTGCGAGGGTTGTCCAGTCGACGTCGCCGTGGTCGGTGATGTGCGCCCGGACGGCCGGCAGGTCGAGAAGGCTGCGGTCTCCGTTTCGGTATCCGGTGAGGATGAGCGCGGCGGCGATGCCGCGCGGGTTGGCGGTCAGGTGGGCTGCGCGGACGGCCGTCTCGGCCAGGTCGTCCGCGCTCACGGTGGCGTGAGCCATGGGTTAGCTCCTGTGCTGGCGGTGTGCCTGGGCGACGCCGCGCCGGGGCCGGTGGCCGAGGGGTGTCGGCTGGTGCGGAGGGCTTCGTCGCCTGGGGCGGTGTCCGGTCTTCCTGACGGTCGGTAGCCCTTTCCCTACCGTCAGGCATTCGCCAACTTACGGCATCGGCTGCATTGGCGCTATGGCCGATGGTGCCGGTGAGTAGCCCTTGCGGGGCGTCGCGTGTTGGACGACACGGCAACACAATCGGCACGCGTGGAAGTTCCATGCCGGACGGTTGGGTTAGTTTTCGGGCAGATTCCGGGCGGGGCGGCCGGAGGCTGCCCGCAACGCCTCGTAGGCGAGTCGCAGGAACCGGCCAGCCGCCGCGCGGCCGTCGGAGATCGGGCCGACCAGCCCGGCCTCGTTGCATCGGTCCAGGGCGCGGATCATGGCGGCTTGGCCTCGGAAGCCTGCGGTGGCGCGGACCTGGTCGCGGCCGGCGGCGAGAAGGCAGTCCACGCAGCGGGCACAGTGGCGGGTCGGGCACAGCGGGGGCACCGCGTCACCGGGGCCGGTGTGGGAGGCGGCCCGTACGGCCGCGTCGGCGAGGATGAGCGCCGCGAACAGTTCGGGCAGGTCAACGCTGTCTACGTTGACCTGCCCGCGTGCGCTGGCACCCGGCTGGGGGCCTGGGGAAGAAGGCATCGGATGCCGCACGATGTCGACGCTACGAACGCGCCGGCATCGTGGTGTTACGTGGTGTTACGTCCCGTCGTCGGGGTTGGTGGGGTCGACCCCCACCCGCTGCGCGAGCGTCGCGAGGCGAGGCGAGCCGCTGCGAGGCCCGGCGTCGCGGCACATCTGGCCGACGATCTCCCGCACCGCCGGCCGGGACCGCAGCTCAGCCGGGGCGATCTGATCCGCCTCCAAAAAGGCGTCCACCGCGCTGGTCGGGTCACCGGCGAGGTAGTGGCCGCGGCCCGCGTCGATCAGCAGCCGGCAACGGCGCTGCGGGTACCGCAGCTCTGCCCGGTTGACGCGGCGCGCGAACTCCGGGGCGCGGTGCGGCTCCCCGTTTTCGAGGGCGATGGCGACCAGCCAGGTCGCCACGTTCGCCGGGGTGAACTCCATCAGCCAGGTGTCGTCGCCGGGGCCGACGCGGCGCAGCGCGTCGCGGGCCTGCGCGTGCCAGTCGGCGGCTTCGGCTGCCTGGTCGAGGCTGGCGGCGGACAGAGCCGCGTGCAACGCGTGCATGCCGTACCAGACGCCCATCTGGCCGTCCGCCCGGTCGCCGATCGCGCCGGCGGCTGTGGCCGCGATCCGGGACGAGTAGCGCTGACTGCCGCCGGTCAGCGCGGCCTGGGCGACGGCGAACTCGGCGGCGGCCAGTTCGGATGGGCGGCCGAGCCGCAGCGCCATGTCGTGGGCGCGTTCGGGGAGCCGCATCGACAGGTCGACGTGGCCGAGGCTCTTGATGCCGGTGGAGCCGGCGAACGCGGCCCGGACGAACAGGGCCCGGCCAGCGGTCTCCGTGGCAGGGTGCTCGGCTAGGGCCCGGGTGTCGCGGATCAGGCCGGGCAACAGCATTGCCAGATGCACGTAGGCGCAGGACATGCGGGCTTGGTGGGCTTGGCGGGCCCGTTCGGCGACCTCGGGCACGCTGGGCGGGTTCGGCAGGTCCGTCGGGTGTTCATCGAGGGCCCTCCTGATGTCCGGCGCGGCCCGGTAGGCGGCCAGCTCGGCCCGGTCGCGGGGCATCCGGGGCTGGTCGGTGAGGTCTTCAACCTTGCAGCCGACGGCGTGCGCGATGCTGTACAGGAGGCGGCGTTTGGTGATGGGCCGATTCCCGTTCTCGATCATCGACACGTACTCGCGGCTGATGCCGACCGCGTCGGCGAGCTGCTGTTGTGTCATGCCGGAGGTGTCGCGCCACCGCGCGACCCGTAGTCCGATGTAGTCCTCGCGCCCCATTGGTGACCCCCTTCTGGTGCTTACAGGTCGATCTCGACGAGGTCGACCAGGATGTCCCCCGCGTCGAAGGTGCGGATGCCGGCTTCGCCGGTGTCGACGCCGAAGGCTTCGACACCGATGGTGCGGAACCGCTTCCTCCCACCGTAGAACCTTTCGGATTCCAGTGTGTATGCCTGCCCCATGACGGTCGGCATCATGGACGCCGGGCCGCGTCCGATGATCTCACCGGCGCACCTGAACACGACGGGACGCCGCTGGCTCTCGGCCAGCGGCGTCTCCTGGGGTAAACCGTCCACGGTCATGCCGCACTCCTCAGAAATTGCTGGGCGTAGTACCGCCCGCGCTCTGCGGGCTGCACTACACCGTAGAACGCCTTGCAGATCGCCAGATGCCGATACACGGCCTTCTGTCCGCCAGCCGACAGAATCCCGCGTCGGACCAGCTCCTCCTGTAGCTCGGCGGCGGTGCAGCCCTTCGCCCCGAACGACGCGATCACCTTCGCGATCTTGTCCGGGGTGGACTCGTCACCCGGCCGGTAGCCGACCTCGGCGGCGCGCTCGTCGAACGCCTCGGCCGCGCCGGCCTCGACGTCTGACCAGTCTGCCGCGCCGACCATGTCCTCGAACTGCTCCGACACGCGGCGGCGTGCCGCTTGGTGCGGCATCTCCGGGAACAGGTCCTTGCCCTTCGCGGCCAGTTCCTCGAACCGGCGGTCCCGCTCGGCGCGCTCGGCGTCCTCGAATGACAGGCCCTGCCACGGGCCGCGCGCCATGCCGATAGCCCAGCCCATGCGGCGGGTGTCTTCCCACCGGTCGGCGTAGCCGTGCCGGCAGGCCACCTCGTAGCCGAGGGTGCCTTCCATCAAGCCGGGGACGATCTCGCTGCCGGAGATGGCCGCCTGGTAGATGCGGCGGTCCAACTCGTCGTTGTCGCCCATGAACAGCACCTTGCCCGCGAGCGGCACGTCCGCCGACGTGGACGTGCCGATGACGGCACAGCCCTTGTGGATGAACTTCGTCGCGAGGCGGGCCATGTCGCCGGCCTTGGGGAACACCTGCGCGGCGTCCTGCGCGTCCTGGAAGCCGAGCCCGATGCGACCGGAGATGTTGGCGAGGGCGTCGCCGGGGCCGGCGGCGGTGACGGTGCCCCGCTGCGAGCAGATGACGAGGGTGACGCCTTCGCCCGCGCCTTTGGCCGCGAGGGCTTTGATCAGGTCGGCGACCTCATGGTTGGCGTCGAGGAACGTGGTCACCTCATCGATGACCACGAAGATGTGCGGGTTCTGCTCCGAGATGACGGTCTTGGAGCCGCCGAGGGCGGCGAACGGGCGCGACTGCGCGATGTCCAGGGCGGCGCGCAGCATCCGGATCAGCTCCCAGGTGTCCACGCAGGCCCAGTCGATGACCGGCCGGGACAGCGGCTGCTTGGTGCGGGGGTGCACGGCCCGGTCGGTGAACGCCTTGATCCAGCCGGGTACGAACCGGCCCTTGCCGTCACCAGCCCACACCACCGCGTCGTAGCAGTGCGCCAGACGGAACAGGATGACGTTCAGCAGGTTCGTCTTGCCGCACCTGGACAGGGCGATGATCAACCAGTGGATCTCCTGGGTGGGCATATACATCGGGGTGCCGTCGGCGTAGAACGCGATGATCAGCGCTTCCTTGACCGACCGGGGCTTGGTGTCGTTCTCGTCCAGCCAGATCGTCTGCTCAAGGATGTCGACGTAGTCGATCCGGACCAGGAAGTCTGTTGAGGACCAGCGGTTGGAGTTGTCGCGGGCTCGGGTGATCTGCACCGCCCCGGCGGCGACGCCGGGCAGCCACACCTCCAAGTTGCCTTCCAACGCCTGGACGTCCTCGAACCGCAGCTTGCCCGTGGCGGGTAGCCGCATGTGGATGATCTCGTTGCCGACCTTGTCCTTACGGGAGCCGATGAACGCCACTCCCTCTTTCCCGTAGCTAGAGAACCACTTCTCCCACTTGAGGGCGGTCTCGGACCGGCGGGGGGCGGCCGGGGCGGCGGACAAGGCGGGCGCGGCGGTGTTGCGCTGCTGGCTGATCTTCATCCAGCGTGCCAGCTCATGCGCGTCCTGCGCGTCCTTGACCTGCCGCCAGCCGAACGAGGCGACCAGCGCGGCGACGGTCAGGATGACGGCGGCGACGGCAGGCCCGTCGCCAGTCCACGGCAGGCGGGTCGCGCCGACCGTGACGAACAGGCCGGCGCAGGCTCCGGCGGTGATGACGGAGATCCGGGCGACCTCGCAGAACCGCTCGCCGGCGACGGACACGAACGCGGTGAGCGCGATGGCCGCGCCGACAGCCGCGCCCGCGAGGAGCCCGAGGCCGAGGGTGTAGATGCCGCCGGCGATGACCGCGCAGGCGGCGATGCCGATCGGCGGGGCGAAGTATGAGGCGGTTGACCAGGGCCTGGACATCCAGGTCCGGGTCAGCCGGGCAGCTGGGTCGCGGCTCATGATGTCCGGTCCTCCGTGGTCGCGGGTGTTGTGTGGAGTGATGGGGGGCCGGCGACCGCCGACCCCCCATCAATGTAACGCCTTGCCTGTATTGGGTCAATGCAAACGGGGTGTGTCCGGTCAGACGTTGGTCAGGTGCTCGTTGCGCCGGGGGTCGTCGAACCGGCGCAGCTCGTCAGCGGCGGTCGCCTCGTACGCTTCGGCGGTGCTGACTGCGTGCCCACACGCCGTGCGCATCGTGGCGGCCTGCGACCACCACAGCTCGACCAGCCCGTCGCCCGCCCCGGGGAACTGGGCGATTCCCCGCTTGACGACCTCGTTGCAGGCCCGGGAGACGTGCCAGAACGTTGGGTTGAGGCCGCGTAGGAACGCGCGGAGGTCCGGCGGGTTCTGCGGCCGGTACCGCCACACGTTCAGCTGTGCTTCGGCGAACGCCCGGCGGGCCGGGCCGAGGTCGATGCCACGCGGCCCGTGCGCCGGGACGTTGTTCCACTGCTCGTTGTAGCGGGGCTGGGTCGCCCGCTGCACGTCGTTGGGGTTGGCCGCCGTGTACGCGTTGTGCGCGGCGATGAAGAACTGGTACATCCCTTGGTAGGCGGCGGCCAGGTTGACGCCGTAGTCGGCGACCTGCGGGTCCACCGGGTAGTCGGACGGTAGCTGCGACGTCCACCGGTGAACCTCGGTGGCCAGCTCTGCCCACAGGAGGGCAAGCCCGGACAGGTGTTCCAGCATGGTGTTGACCCGGTCGGGCATCTGCCCGTAGACCTGGTCGGTCGCGCCGAGCAGCGGTTCCTGGGTCGGGTGGGGCTGCCAGCCGGGTACCGGCTTGTACTGCGCCATGGTGTGTTTCTCCTTCGCGGTTGGGTGTTGCGGTGTGGTTCAGACGTTTGCTAGGTGCTCGTTCCGGCGCGGGTCGTCGAACCGGGCCAGTTCGGCGACCGCCGACGCTTCGTAGGCGTCTGCGACGGCGATGGCCGCTGACGCGCAGGACCGCAGGGTGCGGGCTAGGTGGGCGGGGAATCCGCCGGGCAGGCCGGACGCGGCCGACGCCGCCGCGACCTGCCGGTAGGTGCCGTCCAGGCCGCGTAGGAACGCCCGCAGGTCGGCCGGGTTGGCTGGCTGGTAGCGGCCGAACAGGTCGGCGTGTTCGCCGGCGAACGCGTTGCGGGCCTGCGTCAGCAGGGCCCGCTCGCCGTACCGGTCGGCGTCGTCGACGGCCGGTCGGGCCGCCGCCTGGCGGGCGGTATCGGCGAGCTGCCGGTAGGCGACCGCGACGGCGCGCAGCAGGTCGGTGACCTGCGGCGCGATCGGGTAGTCGCCGGTCAGCCGCCGCCCAAACCCGGCGACGTCGGATGCCGCGGCGTCCCACATCGCGGCGAGTCCGACCAGGTGGTCGGCTTCGTCGGTGCCGCTGCGGATGGCGGGGATGCCGACCAGTTGCCGACCCCAGCGGATCAGCTGCTCCTGCGCGGGGTGTGGCGGGTACTCCCGCCGGCCGGGCAGCGCCGTCGGCGCAGCCGTCGGCACCTCGATCGTTTCGACGGCGGGCGGTTCGGGCAGCCGGACCGCCCGGCGGGCGGGTGCCGGTGTGGCGGGGATCGCCGGGATCGGCGGGGCCGGCAGGGCGGGCATCGTCGGCCGGGCCGCGCAGGCGACCCGCACCGGCCGGCGGCGCGGCGGCTGCGGATAGGTCGCCTCTGCCCGGATGGGCCCGCTGTACGGGTGGCTGCGGTGGCGTGCCGCCGCGCGGTCGGCGCGGCGCTGTGCCCGTTCGGCGTCGCGGCGTGCGGCGGCGTCGAGCCTGGTGATGGTGGCGCGGAGCGCCCAGGCGGCGGCCTGCGCTGTCGCCTGGTCGTAGCGGTGCGCGGTGTAGCCGGCGGCGAACGACACCCGGTCGCGGGCAGGCCGGGTCTTCGTGGCCGTCCACGCCGTGGCGGTCGCGGCGTTGGCCTTGACCCGCTGGCCGGCGGCCGTGCCCTTCGCTCGGGTCCAGTCGGCGGCGGGCCGCGCCTTGGCCTTGGTCCAGTCGGCGGCGGTGTCCGCTTTGCCCTGCGCCCACGAGCCTGCGACCCGGGTCTGCACCCAAGCCGCGTTGCGGGCCTTCTCGGCGTGGCGGGCAGCCCGGTACCGGACCGACGCGGTCTGCCAGCGGGCGGCCCGCCAGCCCATGCCGGCGTACCGGGAGGCCCGCAGCGAGGCGCGTTGCGTGGCGCGGCCGGTTTTACGGCCGGCGACCGACACGCCTTTGACGATCTTCCCGTCCGTCCAGGCCATGGTCCGGCCGGTCCAGTCCATTGCGACGGCGAACGCGCCGCCGTTGCGGCGGGCCCGCTGCTTCGCGGCGAGGACGGCCTTGGCCAGCTTGCGGCGGCGGGCGGGGCTGATCCCGTCCGCCTTCATCAGCGCTTCGGTCATCCGAGTGCGGCTGGCCGGGGACATCTTGCCCGCCCAGCTGCGGGCACCCAGCGCGGTGCGCGGCAGCGAGCCGTAGTTCTTCTTGTTCAGGGTGGGGAACTTGCCCTTGCCGCCGGTCTTGTCCTTCTTCGTCTTGCTGCCGGGGGTGGCTTTGCCCGCCACTGCGGCGCGGCCCGCTTTGCCTCCCGGGGCGGTGCCGCCCTTGTTCTTGCCGCCCGGGGTGAGGCCCTTGCCGGTCTTGTTCTTGCTGCCCGGGGCGGTGCCGCCCTTGGCGGTCTTGTTCTTGCCGCCGCCGAGGCCGAGGGTCTTCCCGGCTGCGGCGAGGCCCTTCCCCGGGCGGCCCTTGCCGCCCGGGGTGAGTCCCTTGCCCGCCTTGCCCTTCCCGCCGGGGGTGAGTCCTTTCCCTGCGGCGGGGCGGCGGCCGGCGAGCGCCTTGCCGAGCGGCGACCCGGCCGCGGCCTTCTTCCGACCGGGGCCGGTCGACGTACCCGCGCCGGGGCGGGCCTTGCGGCCGGTGAGCCCGCCGGCCGGGCTACCGCTCTTGGCGCGGCGGCGGCCACCGGACGGGCCGGCGGACGCCTTGGTGTTACGGCGCGGCCCGCCGGAGCCGCCGCGTCCCCGTCGGCCGCCGGTGAGGCCGGCGAACGCGCGCGCTTCGCGGCGGCGGGCGGGCCCGCCGTTGCGGCGGTCGGCGGCGGACGCCTTCGCGGCTCCGGCTGCGACGGCGATGCCGGCGGCGGTGGCCAGCAGCACCGCGCCGCCGAACACGTTGAAGATCACCAGCCCGGCTGCGCCGGTGACGACGACCAGGCCGGTCGCGATGGTGCCGACCGCGCTGCCGGGCGTCTCGTCCTCGTCGTCCTCGCCGCTGTCGGGCTTGGCGTCGGGGGCGGGTTCGGCGGCGGTGGCGGTGGTCGTCTCGGCCGGTTCCGGGTCGTCGAGGGCGATGTCCGGTGCCGTCGGGGTGGTCGGTTCGGTTTCCGGTTCGGGTGTCGGGTCGGCCGCGTGGGCGGCCGGGGCGACGGAGACGTAGTTGTCTCCGTCTTCGTGGCTGACGTGCACGGCGTCGCCGTACTCGCCCCCATCCATGGTGGCCATTTCAGTTCACCTCGCTCGAGGACGGCAGGCCGTACCGGGTGCGCACGTCTGCGGGGATGTCGCCGGCCCGCCCGGACAGCGACTCGATCAGCCAGCTGATCGTGAGAAGGGTCGGCTTGCCGGTGATCAGCTTGCCTTGATTGTCTCGAGCGCCAGCGGCGACGATGTCACGTGCGGTTACCTTCTCTGCCCGGGTCGACCATGTATAGGCGTCCGGGACGCCAGCGGCGGCGGCCTTCTCCCGCTCCTGCTGGTCGATGTGCCGCTGCACGGTGGTGATCGCGGCGGCGTACCGGTTCAGCAGGGCCGCGTACCGGCCGTCGGCGTCAGCGGGGTCCGGGGCGGGCGGCATGTCGTCGACCCGGCCGTTCTGGCGCGGGGCGGGCACGTCACGGCGCGCCGGCTGCGGAAGCACCGCTGCGGGCTCGGTGGTGACGTCGGGCAGGTTCGGGTTGCCCTTGGCCAGATCGAAGGCGGCGGTACGGGCAAGCACTCGGCGCGCGACCTTCTCCCGCAGGGCCGGGTCGTCGGCCAACCCGTAGTTGTTCGACAGGTAGTCGTTGATGGCGAGCACCCGCATACGTCGCCACCAGCGGACCGGCACCAGCCAGGACGGGGTGGCGTTGTAGGCGGTACCGACCTTGACCAGTCGCGTGATCCGCAGGTCGAGGTCTTGTTCGCCGACGCTGCGTTTGTCGGCGGCGGCCAGGTTGAGCCGAACCTTCAACCGGTGAACGAGCTGCTTGACCGCGCCGGGCTCGCCGATGGTGCGGTAGATGCGCATCATCTCGCCGGACACCAGGCGTTCGAGGAGGAAGCCGGCGAGGATCGGCAGCATCAGCCGGAATGGGGAGGCCCAGCCGGAGGCGTCGGTGGCGGCGAAGGTGCCGGACATGAGGAGCACGGTCCAGCCGGCGCGGCCGTCGACGTCGACCATGGCGTTGTCGACGTCGTCCTCGTGGTCGAGGTCGGTCACGTCGGCGTCGGGGTCGGCGTCGAGCCGGGTCCGGCGTTCGGCGTCGCGGGCGGCGAACCGGGCCGCGCGTTCGAGTCGGAACTCCCGGGACATGGCGAAGAATCCGACGGCGGACACCTCGAAGATCGACGCGAGGACGATGCGGAATGTCAGTTCTTCGATTTTCATCTGGTGGTCGAAGAACCGAAGCATTCCGTCGTAGGTGATCGCCATTGCGATCCCTGTTGCGAAGAATAGGGCGGTCCAGCCGAGTTTGCTCGTGCCGCGTTTCTTCGCGGCTTCGCGGGCGCGGGCGGCTGCGGCGGAATGCGCGCCGCCCCGGCGACGCCGGATCACGACGTAGACCGTGAAGGCGATCACGAAGGCGATCGCGAACGCGGCGGCGATGACCTCGCCGATGCTGAGCCAGTCGGGCCATACGTCGGCAGCCCAGGCGAGCGCGTTTCGCGCCCAGTCGGGAATCCAGCCGGGGATTTCCATTTCAGTGCCTCCGGGTGTGGGTCAGCGCGGTCAGGGTGACCGCTTCGCGGGGCTGACCGGGCCGTGGCGCGGTCAGGGTCGGGCTGTGGGTGACCGGGGTGACCGGGGGGCGGTCGGTGCCGGTCGGGTCGGTGGGGGTCGGGGTGACCGGGGTCAGGTCGGGTCGGTCAGGGTGACCGGGTTGGGGGGTGACCGGGGCGGGGTGACCGTGACCGGGGTCAGGGTGACCGGGTCGGTTGGGTCGCCGGGCGGTCAGGGTGACCGGTCGGCGGGTGGTCAGGGTGACCGGGGTCAGGGTCAGTTCCGGGGTCATGGTGACCATCATTGCAGATCTGTGGGAGTATTGACAGTATCGACAGTTCAGGTTTCCTTGATCAACAAGAGGCGGTCAGGTGAGCGAGCAGTGGTTGAGCGTCGCCGAGGCGGCGACGGAGACCGGCCTCTCGGAGGCCACCGTCAGACGGTGGGTTGACGCCTTCCTGGCCGGCGGCCAGCCGGGCTCCCCCGGGGTCCTCGTCGGCCGGCTGCTGCTGCTGCGGCGCGGGCGGGGCAGGGTGCGCCAGGTCGACGCGGGCGACGCCCGGCGGGTCGCCCGGGAGCTGGGAACCGGACCGCGCCCCGTCACGGAGGGTTAGTCACAGGGTGTGACTTGGCGGGTGTGACCGGGCCGAAATCGGCTGTGACGAGGTGTGACTTCACCCGAACGCGAACCGGGACGAACCGCCACATAGTGGGATGATTTTTGGTCACAGTCACAAGGTGTGACCGCGAAACAAGGGGGGTCCTGAGCGCTACCAGCGCCCAGGACCCCCCTTGCTCGTCTTGAAGGTGTGACTACCCCCGCGTGCGCGCCGCACCCGGCACCGTCAGTGACGACCGGTCCGGCACCGTCACGTCGACCCGGACGACCGTCGGCCCCCCGACGGCCCGTCGGATCCACCGCTGCAGTGCCATCGCGGCGACGGCCGCGGCCTCGCGCAGGTTGCCGGGGACCGGCAGCCCGAACGACTCCCCCGGCAGCTGCGGGTCGAGCATCCAGCCGAGCGGCGCGGCGTCGCCGGCCGACTGGAGCACGTACAGCGGCGGGCCGGTCGGGGTGGCCCGCAGTTCGATGCCGCCGGCCCACCTGGTCGACGGGTGGGCGGTCAGGGTGACCGTCGCGGCGGGGGTCGGGTCGGTCAGCCTGGTGCCCGGTCCGGCCCCGTCGTCGTAGGCGACGTCGGCCCAGGTCGGGTCAGGCTGCTGGTCAGGTTCCAGGGTGACCGCGTCCCGGTCACCCGGGCTGACCGGGCCGGTCAGGTCACCCCGCCAGATCAGGTCAGCGGTCAGCTGGTCGACGTCGGCGGCGAACGCCGCCGCGTCGGTCAGGTCAGCCTGACCCTGACCAGCCACCGGGGTGACCGGAGCCCCGTCACGGTCACCCCGGTCAGGCTGACCGGGCGGGGTGACCGGGGTGACCGGCAGCGGCCTACCGCCGTACGCGGTCACCACCGTGTCGGGCCGGTCAACCGCCCGGACGACGATTCTGACCGGCCATTCCGCCCCGTCCGTCCAGTGATTCGCGGCCCTTTCCGCGAAAGCGCCGATCGCGACAATGTCGCGCTTGCAGGATGAACGAAACCTGAAATGGGTCGACCAGTCGCCGGGCCGGTCGAGGTCGTAGGCGTCGATTTCGACGTCCACGACGACTATCCCCCGCACCTGGCCGAGGTAGAGGTAGCGGCTGATCGCCATGTCCTCGGCCTCGGCCGGGTTGTCTGCGACGAATTGGGCGGTGGGGGTTTGCGCCATCCACCGGCCGCCCTCGTCGGGGCACACCAGCGCGATGGTGTGCCCGTCGGCCGTCGAAACAGCCCAGTGGTATCCGTCGACTCCCCGATTTCTGTGGAAGTCGAGCCCTTTCGCGGTCGCGCCAGTGCCGGCGCGGGTCGCCACGTCCACCATGTCGTTCACCCCCACAGGAGGTGGGCGGCGGCGGACAGGAGCCCGGTGAACATCGACCCGGCGGCGAAGGTTGCGAGGTTGACGATGAACCGGCTGCGGCGGGCTGCGGCGTCTTCGTGTCCCTCGCTCCCCTCGAACGTCAGTCCGCCGAGGGCGGTCAGGGCGAGGGCGGGCCGGTTCGGGGCGTTGGTGGGGTTGATGGTCCGGATCAGGCCGTGGTCGCGGAGCCTGCGGACGGTGCCGACCGGCAGTGGCGAGACGGGGCGGCCTTCGGCGTCGATGTCGACGCCGTCAGCCGCGATGGCGGCCAGGACGTCGTACTCGGGTTGAGGCATTTGGTGCATCGCGGGTGTCCCCCTCCGGGGTTGGGTGTGTTACCACCACGGTACGTCACGCCCTGCATTGGGTCAACGCAATGCCGCAGAAAATCATGATGGAGCCCTGTTGACTCAGTCATGACGGGGGGTTAATGTTTAGGTGTTGAGGGAGACCGACCAGCCGAGGAGGCCGCCATGATGTTCATCCGCGTCGACCAGGACCCGCTGCTGATCCCGAACATCAACAAGGACGTCGAGCGCAAGCCGGGCGTCCCGGCCGGGGACCTGTACCTCGTCCCGGCCGAGGCGGTCGCCCGCTACGAGGCGGCGCTGGCCGCGTTCACCGACGCCATGTACGCGCTCGACGAGCACCTGACCCCGGAGCGGAAGATCCGGGAGTACGACGTCATCTGCGAAACCGAGGAGGAGGCCGCCGAGGCGCTCGACCGGCTCCGGCAGCGCCTGACCTGACCCCGCCCGACACGACGCCCGACACCGCCCGGTGTCGGGCGTCGTGTATATACACGACATGCCACGGAGTCGCCGCCGATCCCGCCCCGCCGTCACCGCCGCCACCGCAGCCGCGCGGATCACCGCCCGCCGCGCCGACGTGCGCGACCAGCCCGACCCACCCGACGACCTGCTAGGCGTCGTCGCCCACGTCCACCGCTGGCGGCGTGGCCTGCCGCCCGGGACGCTGCGTGCCGACGTCGCCGACGGGCTGACCATCCTCGACCACCTCGCCGCCGAGCTGGACCGGCACCGGCTGGCGCTGATCCGGGCCGCCCGCGAAGACGGGGCCACCTGGCAGGACATCGCGGCCTGGTGCGGGCTCGACGACCGGCGGGCCGCCTACGACCTAGCCCGCCGGCTCGAAGCGTCGGCGGCGGGCGGGACGAAGAACGCACGGGAGGCGTACGCGGCGGAACGCGCCCGGCAGGACGAGCGGCGGGCGGTGCTGGCTCAGGTCGGGCAGGCCCGGGA